TTGGACCCACTCGTCATCTTGAGTAGCCATGTAGGCTCCCAACTTTCCACCCCGGCTCTTCGCCTGGGCGGAGACCGCCGTACCATTAAGGTACATGGCTCGCCTAGCTGCACGAGCAGCAGCCAACGCGTCCCGGTAGGCCTGCTTCACCTCCGGGGGGAGCGGCGCCACGCGTCCCTGCTGGGACACTGGCACTTCTCGGGGGCGAGGAGCGTTGGTAGCACCCACGTCCTTGCCTCCGTGTCGATCGGCAGCTTCAATCAAAGCAACTGGTGACTCCATTTCCGTAGCCCAGTCCTTTCCCCAGTCGCTGCCGGTCTCCCAAAGCTTGCCCATATCTACAAGCTCTCTCTCGGCCTGGGGCGCATCATGGCCGATCGACTCTTCTACCACTTCAAATGGAGCCACAAGAGAGGCAAACCAAGCTACTGTGGGAAACTGTGCCGAAGTCCACTTCGGCACGTCCACGAAGCCTTCCGACTTCGTCATGTACTCTACATAGGACATATCATTCTCGTTCGCCGGGTAGATCCCGCGCGCACCGTACACATTGTAAACTCGCGCTGCGGCGAAATACAAGTCTCGATAAAACCACCCGCCACTGGCAATAACGCCAATAGAACGGGCCATCATGGCTCGAACACGCGCAATTCCATCTTTCGAGAAACTGCCTTTCGGGGAGACCAATGATACCAAGATTTTGTCCTTGGGTCGGACAGCCACATAGCACGATTTGCCATTGGCTTCATACTTCCTGAGCGCATGCCCCAGGAAAGTAAACCAGGGGTAGTCTTCACCTGGCTTCATCTCATGCAACTGCATGGTTTCTGGCTTTATCTCTAGGCCGAGGAACTTCTTGCCCTCCTCAACCACTTTCGCGGCGAGTCCGGCAATTTGCGCAGCGTCCGTAAACGCCACGTCGAAGAACTTACGCTTCGCGCGCCCGATGTATGCGCAGCTAGCGACTTGATCGTATTCGGGTGTGCCGGCTATGCCTGACCCCAGCCCCCCTTCTATGAGGTAGCACAGGGAGTAGGCCAAAAGGACGTACTTTACAAACGCCTGGCGACACCCAAACTCTCCAACAGCTTTCCATGTTTTGTCCCAGTGCTGCTCCAGCACATGGCACAACCACAAGAACGTCAGCTGCCCGAATCTCACCCCTAGAGACATGTCCATCATCTTGAAGTCTGGAAACATCAAGAACCTTCTACCATCTGCTGTCACAAACAGCCAAATCATATCGTCACTATATGCGACGGCGTGGAAGCCAGGCTTTCGGCTTTGAATCCACGCGTAGAGGCGGTCTGCGCCTCCACGGGAGTATGAGAACTTATGAGCATTGATGGATTTATCATCTTCCAAAAATGTCTTGGCTGCTCCGGCCACATTTTGCCAGATTACAGAGAACAGGATGTTCCAACACGCAGGATACGTGTAGTACGGGCGAATCTTGCTCTTTATTTCAGCCACAAGGTATTTGTCCAGTTTGTTGCGCAGCAGAGCGACCTGCAACGCGGGGTTTGCTTCCACCCACCCTTTGATAGTTCCTTCGCTGATGTTCTTTAAAATATCAGCGGCCATCTCGAACAAAGCAAAAATGTCGTTGTACGTTGCCCCCACTTTAGGTCGGAAGAACGGCACTCCAGAGCCCGTTTTACCATCGACCTTAAGCCACGGCGCGACATCGCTGACCCCCTGCCCTCGGAGGTCATATAGCTTTTCCTTTGCGATCGGGAACATCTCGATGACATCTGCAAGATAGTCTTCCGCCTTGAATGGAGGCTTGGGTCGAGATAGCCCGGCAGCCAACCGGGCCATGAGTCCGCTGAATGGAGCGTTCGTCACCACCCAGTCATTGGTGGCCTCCAACTCGCGCCTGAGAGAGTTTATCTCCTCAGTTGTGAACAAATTCAGGGGCAACTGCCCCAGGGACATAAACATGTCCGCATCTTTGCCAATCGACGTAAACGTTTGATGGTAAGACATCAAATTGGCCAGGCCAGCCCCTTTCTTCCATTGCGGGTCTCTCTTGTCGCGCTGCACACTGGCTACAGGCAACATTCCAAACTGCCGCATTTTAGCGAAATAGTCCTTAATTTGGACCTCCTTCCACTTTTGCTCACCTTTCGATGAGGGGGGGGCTGCAGCCATGGGCAGTGGAATCAATTCACCTTCCACTGCCAAATGCTTGCTCTTGCTCTTCTTCTTTTCGACTTCCCTCATGTACTCCAGGGTAAGTCCTTGTTGGATACGGGGGTCCATCAACTCGGCTAAGGTCATCGTAGCTCCTTCGTATCTGCCTCTCTCGGGTGCCTTAACACTCCAAGGGACAGTCGACACATTAGGTTGGTTTTCACTCTTGTTGATTCGTTCCATCAATTTAAACTTCAGCATCATTCACAGGTTTCGGGGCCTTGTGATCCCCAACTGGCCCCCCCGGGAGAACGGAGGGGGCTGGCTGCCAGTCGGCAGGGGGGGGGGCGCCGAGTGGCTTGTAGATCAACCAACCCGGCTCGGGTTTCACTTATTCAGCTTTCTGCCGCTTTGCACGCACATAGTCGCTTTTCAGACTGAGCCCGACGCCGAGTTGCTTATAACCAACAACCCGCTCGTGGCCCCCCCCCAAGAGACTCCGCTAAAC